AGGGTGACATTGATTCCACAGGTTGCGGAAAAAGAACAGGTTTTTGTTGCGTCCGAAGCGTGGCCCACCGTGACAGTTTTGGTGAACAATGTCTTGGTCTGATTGCCGGACAGGGATGCTGTGAAGTTGAAGGTGTACTTGGTGCCATTGATGGTCAAAGAACCGGACTTTGATGCGCTGGAATTGATGGTGTAGGAAGACCCGGTTGACACCAGCTGAACCTTTGCTGTCACGCTGGATGTGTTGTTTGCCACGGACTGTGAACCCACAGACCATGCAATCTGGATTCTATATCCCGTGCGGATTGCCTGTTGAATGGTTCCTGATGTTGCCATGCACATTCACCCCTTCCTGCTAGGTGGATTTTTTGAATGACAGATTGCCGTTTGCTCTGGGCATGAAAGCAAAGCTTCCAAGCTGCAAACTGTGCAGGATTTCAGCATCCGTGACATATAGTTTCCGGTTGCTGAAATAGGCAACTTCAGCACCGTCCTGAAGGAAGCTGATTCTGTCATTGGCAATCTTCAATTCCAGTTCATTCCCTACTTCACCAAGCAGGATCTGACCGTCAACAAAGCGGATGTATTTCCGGATTTCTTCAAATTCCGCATCCGTCCCAGCTGCAACGGCTTCAATGTCCTGGCTGAACTGTGTGAACTGGATTTCCACGCTTTTCTGTGTCTGCTCCACTGTGGTGCTTACGGAAGAAATCAGGGCATCCGTGTCTTCTTTCAGATAGTAGTTTTCAGCAACCACAGACTGAATGTTCTGTTCCGATACTTGGATGGATGCAAGAAGATTTTGTTCTACATTGTACACGGCTTCAGATGCGGTCTGTGCGTTCTTTTCTACGGCCTGAAGAATCGCACCCTGACTGTTGGAAATGCCCTTCACGGCTTCACTGAAGGCCGGGATGACCTTTCCAAGGGTCATTTTGCTTGCACCTGGGTCATGCAGATTCAGGGAAAGCTTTTCCACCCGGAACCGTTGATTCAAACCGTGGGGTTCACTTACCACATCAACCATTGTCCCAAGATGGAAGGAAAGGATGTCCTTGTCAACTGCTGACAAATCAGCAGCAGTCAGTTCAATGGTTTCCCACTGGTTGACAGATTCCGCTAAATATGCTAGGCCCTTTGTTTTCAGGTTTTCAGGGTCTGTGACATCATCGAAAATGACTATCTTGACAATAGTTCCAAACTGTGCTATTGCATCCGAATCCTGAACAAAGTCCACACCGCCATTCACGCTTTCAATGGTCAAGCGTTTTTCGGTGTCCTTCCCTTCTTCATCTTTCAGCTTTGCACCAAGGGGAATGATGACGGTTGCAATGTCTTCCCCTTTCCTGCTCCGCTTCAGGTCAAGAAGGTTCTTTCCGAAGGTGATTTTCTGCGGTGCAAGAAGGGTGGATTCAGCCAGATAGTCCAGATAGTTCACACCATCTTCATGCCGGACTTGCAGAAATCCACCTAACATGTCAACCAGTTTCTTTGTGATGACATCCCAGGTTGTCACATAGTCAATATCAGACCGGACAATGTAGTTGTTCGGATCCGTGACCGTTACATTGCCAAGGGTGAAGTGTTTTTCCGGGTCAACCTGGGCATTGTGAATGGAAAGAAGCATCCCCAAGAAATCAGGGATGCTTCCTGTGAAATCGTATGGTCTTTGAATGCTGTCAAGTAAGAATGCAAGTTCCCCTTCACAGCTGAAGGTTTTTTCATTGTGCCAACCAACTTCTTCATCCAATGCCCTTCCACGGAACAGCAGAAAGTCATCCTGCCACACCTGAAGAACGGACTTCAACCGATTCACAGCCGAAAGCCTGGGATGGTCTGGATACATCGTGAACACCAGGGAACCTGTCTTGTTCAATTCCAGTTCAATGGATGGGCCAAAAACTTTCAGACTTTCCAGGTTGTCATGGTGAAGAAGCACACCGTCACTGTATATCCGATACATAGCCATTCCCCCATTCAAAGCTTCCCTTGCTGATAGGTGAATGTGATGGTTCCCGTTCCTGTGACCGTGACAGGGTTGTCCCCTTCCACAAGTTCCAGTTCAGGCAATGTGAAGGAACCGCTTCCAAGATCCCACACATTGCCAAGTCCAAAAGCAATATTCAGGCCAGCTTCAGAAGCAATCACAACTTCCGGAACCGTCCTTTTCCTGCTGTTGGGAAGGATGATGGTTTCTGTTCCGGCAATGGCCCTGGTGATGACTGTGGGACTTGTCTGCCTTTTGTATGGTTCACAATCACAGTCAATGGTCAGCTTGCCAATGTTCTTTTCAGCCTTCCATTCAGACACGCTGATTCTTCCGGTGTAGAACCAGGAAGGATCTTCATCAAGGGTGATTGCCATGCGCTTTCCGTGCAATGCGTTCTGCACCGCAGAAAAGACAGCCATGAAGTCAGATTTGGGAACCATGGTTGAAAATTCAAAGGTTAGGTTCCGGTTGTTGTATTTTGTGTCACCAAAATATTCCGTCAAATCAAGAACACCATCACCGCCCGGAATGTCAATGGTTTCCGTTTTGGGTGATGGTGTTCCAATGGTTTTGGTTGCCAGGATCAAACGCAGGTCATTGAATGAATGATAGTTTCCAAATCTGATTCCTTGCATGGCAATTCCCCCTATTCAGTTGTTCTGTGTTATCCGGCTACTTCAACATAGTTGCCTACCAATGCGGACAGGTCATGATACAACGGCTGTCCACTGCTCCGGATGCACAGATAAATCACATCATACTGGATGTAGTAAACATCCTGGTAGATTTCCATATTGGTGGTGTACGGGATAGGATCTTCAAAGGTTCCTGCATGGCCTTCATCAATGTGGGAAAAGATGCTTTCCGTTCCCACTGAGCCGGGAATACAATGTTCCTCAAAGGTATATTTAGGCTGTTCCGTTCTGTAAAGGTCAGTGCCGTAAAGGAATCGGTACCCTTCATCGACAGTGACACCAATCAGATCCTTCCACTGCTTATATATGGCCTTGCAACCAAGGGCCTGTTCATCCGTAAGAACCGCACCAGCTGCATCCATTGCTTCCCGGATGGCTTCGGCCTGTTCCATTACAGTCATACTTCCACCCCCAAAGTCTTCAGTGCTTCAGCATATTCTGCAATAAGCTGTTTTTCATATTCACGCTGTGCCTTGTCCAGTTCGGCATAGGGCTTCCAGGGTGCAATCATTTCACCCCGGAACAACTCACCGTCTTCCCGTGTCCAGGTTTCACCACTGGGAACAAAACGATATCCTTCAACAAATGTGTCACACTTGCCATCAAAAAAGTCCGTTTCCACAGCGGTCATTGTGCCATCATCGGTGATGTGGCACTTGAAATCAGAATCAATATAGATAGTTTTCATTCGTGCCCACCTCATTCAAACCATGCGTTGCCAATATAGTTGTCCGAGTTACCAGATGAGCCGTAGTTGCAAATAGTCAAGGTCACTGTCTGTCCACGAATGGCTGTCACATCAATAGATGCAGTGCCGTTTGTTACGAAATTCGCCCCGGCACGGTCAATCGTGACTTGGACATCATCACCAAGTTTGATGATGGGGTTGTTACTATATGCACAAAGACGGTAATACTGCAAGTGGAATTTAGTCGCAAATGAAGGGATTTCGACATTTGCGAATTTATGATGATACCAGTTGCCGTTATAACCAGCAAGCCAAAGTGCTGGTTTACCATCGTAGGTCTGGTTCTGTTTTATGACGGTATCACTTGCTGTGCCGGACTGATTGCTCGGATAGCCGATTCTGTCCCAGCTATAGGAATAAGCGTTAAGGTCAATCACACCGTCCTGAATGATGTACACTTCACCAATCAGCTGAATCCATTCAGCCCCGTCAAATTTAAAGGCTTCCTTATCAACCCACGCACCGTCAATATATTGGGCTGCACTGACAGGGTAAACCCAGATTTCATTCTTTTTCAGGGCATTGAATGCAGCTGCGGAATCCGATGCTGTCACAAACCACACCATTCCGGAAGTAGGGCTTTCCGGTTCGGTTGATGAGAAGATCCAGCTTTCAATCTTGGTGCTTGTATTCACCCAGATGTCATTTTCCTTTGCGGATGTGGGCCGGACGGTTGCACCGATAACACGGAAGTTCAGGCCACCGCCACCACCGCCACCGCCTGTGTTAGTTCTACCAATAGCCATTATGCATTCCCCTTCCATGCAAGAATTGTCGGAATCGTGATGGCTGATTCAGGCACATCCGAAGCATACAGATAAACACCGCCATTGTAGCTTTCCGCAACAGGTGCGAAAATGCCACTGACAGCATCCGCAAGGGAAAGCACCACTTCAGGAATCATGGTGCTGGTCACACCGGAAAGGGCAACAGGTGCCCGGAATCCATAGTCTTCATAGGTGGTGTCCGCAACAAACAGCGAAGCAGGAACGGAAGTGTTGTTGAACTGAAGCTTCTTCAATTCAACAGCTGTCCCGGCTTCCAGCTGTGCAAGTTCGTTCTGGATAGACAGAAGCAGTGCTTCAAACTGGTTGTGCATGGTGCTGGTGTCCACGCTCACACGGTCAGTGACAAGGCCACACACAGCAGGATTCAACCGCTCATCCGTAATCATGGAAGCGGTGATTGCAGTGGTGCCAGCTGCCACGGAAACCCGTGCAAGGCTAATCTGACGGATGGTGTTGTTGTTGGTCAGTTCCGGTGCAACCGCATTGCTTGCAATGGTGCCCTTCAGCACCTTGATAGTGGGATATGCAATGTAGTTGGTGGTTTCCCACTCCACAATGATTCTGTCAATGCGGTTCAGGACACCATCGGCATCACCAATGGTCAACTGAAGCTTGGATGCATTGACGGATTCATTGTCATTCCACCAGACAATTCCGTCACCGCCTGAATTGGACATCCAACCAATACCGTCCGACACCTGAACAGCCATTCCAGGTGTGGACAGTGCGGAAACGGAAGCATTATTTTCAGCACCGAAGACACCGGAAGTTCTTCCGTGAAGCCACTTCATCACATCTTCGGCACCAATATAAACATTCTGATTGTTCGGAAAGGATTTAATATTAGCCATTCAGTTTCATCTCTCCTAACGCTGTCAAAATAGGATCACCAAGAATCACTTCTGTCTTGGATTTCCGGTTGTCAAGTGTGTATTTGATGCCCGTGATTCTGGCATTGAAGGACACACCAAAGCGGACGGATACACAGGCTACGATATCACCAAGGGAATACATGGAACCAAGTTCAGAAGAATCAATAGTGACCGTGAAGGACTTTCTGCGAATCCGTTTTCCCAGTTCCATGGTTGCATAGGCAACGGCCCTGGCCTTGCAGTCTTCAACCGTTTCTTCTTTTTCCTGCATCACAGCGGTGTCAAACCACACTTCCCTTCGGTTGTCCCCGGTTGCGGTTCCTACAACCTCCGTGAATTCCGTGTCATCATCCAGCGTTCCGGTTACAAAGGCAACATTTTTCAGTGTGCTGTCATCGTCATTGATGACCAGATCCTGTGCCGTGCCCTGTTCTTCCGAAAAGACAACCGCATGAATTCCATCTGTAAGGTCTTTGCCCTTGTAGATTTTGAAGGTATGGGAAAGCGTGTCCGGATCCCAAACCATTTTGTTTCCAAGCTGTGCTTCTTCTAGGAAGGGCTGGACTTCATCGAAAATCTGACCACCAAGCAGAATGGTGTTCGTTTCTTCTTCCAGCCCTTCCGCTTCAGCTGTGGCAATCCGTGTCATCCCACGCATGTTTTCATTGATGATGTCATAGACACCGGATTCAATGTTGGTCAGCGTGTATTGACTGGCAATGCATCTGTGATTCAGAAGCCAGTTTGCAGTGTATCCATTCGCTGTTATACGGGTCTTTGCTGTGTCAATCTTGGTGTTTGCAATGAAATATGTGATGTTCCGTTCTGTGTCATATAGCATGTTTCCGTTCTTCAGTGCTGTGATGTTGTAGTCATTCACAGGAGCAACCAGAACCAGTTTGCCAATGTCATTATAGTGAACGGTCATAATCACACTGATTGCATGCCGTAATTCATACCGGGTTGAATAATCAGCAGGATAAATTTCAAAACTCATAGCGCAATACCCACAATTTCCGTTGCAAAGTCAATCCGGATTTGCATGTTGCTCATACCGCTTTCCGCTTCCGGTTTCAATACATTGTCACCAACACCCAGTTCAAACAGATTGCTTGACAGACTAAGGGCACCCCGGCAGTCCCCGTCTATGTTGGATGTGACATATGTTCTGTCATGGGTGATTCGGACTTCCAACCGCTCACCGCTGACCAGTGATTTTTTGATGCGCAACACCTTTCCGGTTGTTGCATTGGTTATGCTGGGGTTCACCACATCACCACTTGCAGAAATGGTTGCCGTGTAGGGAACCGGAACCTGACCGCTGTTGAATACATTGATAAACTTGGTTTCCATAGCCTTACCGAAGGAATACGGTCTGGAAATGTTCCAAGGAAATTTGAACAGCTTTTCAATACCAATCAGGATTGCAGCTGCACTGTCATCCTTGCACCAATAAGGATAAGATGCAAGCAAAGACAGCTGGAATCTTGCCCCTTGGGATCTTGCTTCAATTGTCGGTGTTGATGTGGGCCATACATTCAGATAGTAGTCATCGGCATAAAGCTTTCCACCAAGATCCGGACGGATGACGGAAATCAATTTGTTCTTGTTTTCCGTCTGCATATCCCCAACAAAATAGCCCGTGATGGTCACGGGCCTGGGCTGAATGTTGGTTGACTGGATTGTTGCACCAGTCTGATTGATGCCCGTTGCCTGGGACAGCTTAACGGACACCGTATCAATTCCAGTGGGCTTGTTGATTAGGTAACCACCGGAAAAATCAAACACAACACTGTCACCGTTGTCATTGACATATCGGAACAGCTTTGAAAGATTGTTGTAACTCAAACCGCCCACCTCGCTTGCTCAAAATATGCTGCCGTTGCGCTTGCAAGTTCAACAGGGGTCTGTTCAACAGCATTGATGTTCTGAATGATTGTGATGCCACCGCTTCCGGTGCCACCAGAACCACCACCGGAATCAGGAGCGGATGCAGATGCTTTTCCTGCTCTCCATGCCGTTGCTTCTTCCGCAGTCAGAACAGCTTCACCCTTGTGAAGAAGGGCCGGATATTCATCATACGGAACATAGTCCAGGCCTGTTTTGTGCGGATACCCACCGTCACCCACAAGTTCAAAGGGGATGGTTATGGTTCCAATGCTGTTCTGAATTGCTGTGGTGATTTGCGATCCAAAACCGCTGACAGCAGTTACAATCCCCGGAATCTCTTTGTTCATTGATTCAAGAAATGCCTGGAAGGTGCTTCTGGCAGCTTCAGAAGCTTCAGCGGACTTGTCCAGACCTTCAATGGATTCACCGTATTTGTCCGTTATGTTTTGCAGTTCGGTTTCAATCTCACCATCCAGAAGGGTCATGGTTTGTGCAAGTTCACCCTGTGAATCTGTCAACTGTTGGTTCAGATCATTAAAGCCCTGAATGATAGCCTGACCTTCTTCTGTGGTTGCACCACCAGCTTCTTCAACCGCCTTGACAATAGTGTCAGCATATGCAGCACCAGCAGCACCAGATTCCTGGAATGCATCCGCAAGACCTCCAAGGCCGTATTCCTTCAGGGTTTGCAGATTCTCTGCATAAGTGTTATTGAAGTCAATCTGGGACTGCATTGCGGTCATCATTTCGCCAATGCTTGTGGTGACTGTCACAGATGCTTCCTCAAACGGGTCAAACCAGCCACTGACCATGTTGAATATCCCTTCATAGGTCTGGACAAAAGTTTCAAGCAGTGCGGTCATGTCCGTGACATATTGGGTTGTTGCTTCGTCAAACTTTGCGACAATTTCCGGATCCGCAGCTTCACCAGCTGCTTGCGCTGCTTCCCGTTCCGCTTCTGCAAGGTCATTATACTGACCTTCAACCGTTTCCAGTTCGCTTTTCAGCATCAACCACCTGTGGTTGTCCATTTCAGTCCAGGCAATGACAGGTGTTTCTTCAATAGCTGCAATTTCTGCCTTGATTTCCTTTACTTTTTCAGCAGCTTCAGCTGAAGTCTGGAATGTGCCAGCCAGTTTTTGGCCCTGTTCTACCGGATCAGAAAAGTATTCCGCACCATAGGCAGCGAAGTCAAGAAAGGATGCTGCGAATTCTCTCCATTCATTGGCTATGGGTTCGAAGATTTCACCCCAGTGGGCCATTGCGGAATTCAGCTTGTCCTGTGCTGTGTTGGCAGCCAGGATTTCTTTGTTGTTGTTCTTGTATGCTTTAGCGGAATCACCATACAAGCCAATCAGTGTTTCCGTGATAAGGGTTGCTCTTTCTCTTTCGCCATTGCAAGCAGACAGCTTTTCATTGAAGGAATCTTCGCTGATGCCAGCCCAGTTCAATGCATCTGCAAGCTGACCGACAACAACACCAGTCTTTGCA